ATTGACTACAGGGCTATCTTCCGATACTTCGCTGTGACCCTCATCTGGGTGTTCACCGGAATCTGCATACTCGCAGGTGCATCCGCTGACATCACCGAAATGATGCTGTCACTCGCGGGTATGACCCTTTCGTTCATTATTGGTGAACGCATGATGTTGAACTTTAATCGAAAGTAGTCAAGTAATCTTGGCCCTCTGCGGAGGATAACCCTGAAGAAACACTGCAAGTAACATTCAGTCAACGCAAACCTTTATCTTTCATTTAATCCTACAAGGAAAAACAAAAATGGCAAACGCTTCCGTATCTCGCATTGGTCAAATTGATGCCGCTGGCGATACACAGGCTCTGTTCCTGAAAGTCTTCTCTGGTGAAGTTCTGACAGCCTTTGAAGAAACCAACGTGATGATGAACCGTCACAACGTCCGTACCATTTCGTCCGGTAAGTCTGCTCAGTTCCCTACCTCTGGTAAGATTGGTGCTGAGTACCACGTTCCCGGTAACGAAATCAATGGCCTGACTCTTCGTCATGGTGAGCGCGTCATCACTATTGATGACCTGCTGATTTCTCACGCTTTCATTTCAAACATTGATGAAGCCAAGAACCACTATGACGTTCGCTCAATCTACTCGACTGAGATTGGTCGTCAGTTGGCCTACACCATGGACAAGCACGTTCTGCAAACTGGTGTGTTGGCTGCTCGTGGTACTGGTTCCTTCACTGGTGACATTGGTGGTGCAAACTTCACTGACGCGACTGTTGGTACCGACTCCGACAAATTGGTAGCTGCTATCTACGCCGCTGCTGAAGAGTTCGATGAGAAGGACATCCCTCAAGACGAGCGTTACTTCTTCGTCCGTCCTCAACAGTACTACTTGCTGGCTCAGAACACCAAGGTTCTGTACAAGGAAATCGGCGGTACTGGTTCCATCGCTGATGGTAACGTACTGAAGATTGCTGGCTTTGAAATCGTGAAAGCCAACCACTTGCCCGGTGCTGTAGTAGCCCCCGGTTCTCTGTTGGCTGGTACTGGTGACAAGTACGCTGGTGACTTCTCTGTGACTGTAGGCTTGGCCTTGCAGAAGCAGGCTGTTGGTACCGTCAAGCTGATGGACTTGGCAATGGAAATGGAATACGACATCCGCCGCCAAGGTACCCTGATGGTTGCCAAGTACGCTGTTGGTCACGGTATTCTGCGTCCCGGTTGTGCCTTCGAGGTACGCACTGGTGCACCCGCCTAATCTCGGTTAAAGATTAACACATGGGTCATCCTTCGGGGTGGCCCATTTTTTTGCTGCTATTGGAGAAACATCATGGCATTAACAGGTATCAAGCGTGGTTATGTGGGCAACGGCGAACAAACAGTCTTCATCCTCCCGGCCAACGTAGTGGGCACGCCTACAGTAGAAATCAACGGTGCACCAGCGGTGGACACCACAATCACAACCCAAAAGATTGTCTTCGGTCTGGCCCCAATGTTGGGTTCAATCATTGACGTTACAATGGACATCAAAGAGGAAGCCCTCTTGACCCGTACTAGCGTATAAGAGGTGACCCATGGCTAAACCCTTCAAGCCCGGATTCTTCTCGAATCTGAACGGTGTAAAAGATAACAATGATAGACCCCCACTTGTAGGAGGGGGCGGTGGGGGCAGTAATACGTTTACCAGCCTCGGTACAGGACAGGGACAGGTCTTCAAGCAGGTGCTTGTGAATGACGTTCAGTTCCGTACCTTGAGGGCTGGCTCCGGGGTGACAATCACGCAGGATGCCAACGAGGTAACAATCAGCGCATCTGGCGGTGGTGGTTCAGCGACTCCTGTAAATCAGAAGTGGGTGGAGTTCGATGACCTAGTGGGGTGGGACAACGCTGGCACTTCTAATAGGTTTTTCATTGGAGCAGTGGGTGGTACAGGCGCGGCAGCGTCTAACGTGAACAACCACACTTTCAACCTACGAGGGTTGACAGGACATGCTCAGTTGGAATGTGGTACCACTTCAACAGGGTTTGGACAGATAAAATCTAACGATGATGCCACGCAGAATACCTTCAGTCCGGGAGGTAAAGTGTATGGTGCCTCCCGGTTTTATGTGGAGCAGCTACCAAACGTGGGCGCTTCTATGGGTTTAGTTCTTTACGGTGAAGGAGCTACGGGCACCGCAGCAGGAACAGCAATGATTAGACTTGCGGCAAACCTTTTGGGGACTAACAACTGGGCAATCACAATTGCGACAACAGCAACTGGCGACCCCCCTCAGGTTATTGATACCGGGATTGCCTTCAGTAACACTGCGTCAATACAGGAAATTGAGTTGTCGTTCAACGATGTAACCCAGACAGTAACCGCTGTTATAAATGGTACGTCAGTTTCTTATGCAAGCACATACAGTGCCTCCCAGATTCAAGGTTCTATAACAAGCAACCTCGCTACTCACACCCCATTCAGGTTCGGAGTATACGCTGATGGAAACACCAACAGTACCGAAGCTCGGGTAGTAGTAGATTACGTTGCCTTCGGGATGGACCTTACAGGTGCAACAGGTACTGGCGTTCGCCGCCCATTCACATTATTCTAGGAGGAACCATGAGTTCTCTACCAACAACCGTCCCTTTGACGGAACTTGAAGTTGTAAACAAGATGCTGTTCTCCATTGGTGAAGCCCCGGTGAACACTCTTGACGGGTCCGTACTGGAAGCGGTACAGGCCGTAACAGTTCTCCGCAACATTAACCTTGAGGTTCAGTCCCATGGGTGGCACTTCAACACCGAAGAGCGTTTCCCTCTGGTACCAAACACCAACAAGGAAATCCCAATTGGTGTGAACGTGTTGTCCGTGGATGCCTCCAAGTATGAAGACTGGGATGTGGTCCAACGGGGACAGCGTTTGTACAACAGACGTGACCGAACATTCGAGTTCAACAAGGAAGTCCTTTGCGACATCACCTTCGGTCTACCCTATGACCAACTCCCCCAGTATGCCCGGTGGTATATCTGCGTGAAAGCCACTCGTCAATTCTGCGAGGGTTTCCTTGGGGGTGAACTCCAAGCTGCCTTCACACAGCGTGACGAGCAGGACGCATGGCGGATGTTCCTCAAGGTAGAGGGACGACAGGGTGACTACAACATGCTGACTGGCAGCAGTGCCGTGGCACGGGTACTCACTCGCCGCCCATACAACAAACGTATCGTGAGGTTCTAATGGCTTTCATTTCTTCTTCAATCCCCAACATGGTGAATGGGGTATCGCAACAGCCTCAAGTTCTGCGACTGCCCTCACAGGCAGATGAACAGGTAAATGGTTTCTCTTCCACGTCATCGGGATTGCGGAAGAGGGCCGAGACAAACTTCGTGGCTTCACTGTTCCCTGTAACCTTGTCCGACCCACGTCAAGCGAAAATCCACTGGATTAACCGCGATGGTACCGAGAAGTACGTGGTGGTGTTCCAAGCGAACAATCTCCGTGTGTTCGACCTGAATGGTGTTGAGCAGACGGTGAACTTTCCAGATGGGAAGGCATACATCACAGAGGCGTTTCCTCAAGATTCCATTCGGGCATTGACCATTGCTGACTTCACCTTCATCGTGAACGCAAACCGTGAGGTTCGTGAGTCAGTGGAGTTGTCCCCCAAGAGACCCTACGAGGCAATCGTGTCTGTCAAGGGTGGTAACTACGGGAAGAAGTACACGGTCAAGATTGACGGTATCGAACTCGCCAGCTTCACAACCCCTGATGGCACAGCCGGGTCCCATGCAGCACAGATTGGTACGGACTTTATCGCACAGCAGTTGTTCAACGACTTGGTTGCAACCCAGAACATCGCCAGCTTGGGACCATTCCCTACAAGGGTCTACTACCGGACACCCGGTACGGACCGAGCCGCAGGCAACAGCAACTCATCGAACAGTTACTTCGTGTCCGCCATTCAGGTTCCTGTAGGTGTACGCTCAGAGACTCTGGCAGCTACCGTGGGCAACTACAGGTACACTGTCACCGACAACCCGTTCATTGCCAGCTTCGGCTTCTTTAATGGTGACATCCTTCAGAGTTTCTTCTCGATACCATACGTTCAGGGTTCCCCGTTCGTTTCACAGAATGGCGGGTTCGACCCGTTCAATCCCCCGGTCAACTTCAAGACTGTCTGGGTGGCCCATCCCGGTCTACCTACGCCTCCAACACTTTCGCTGGTGGGTGTGAACTCAACCAATGATGGTTCAGGTAACGTGACATCACAGGCCCGTGAGTTGAAACTGTTTGGTTCGACCATCTACATTTCTCAGGACAACGACTTCACAATCGAAGCTGCTGATGACTTCAACAACAATGCGATGCAAGCCTACAAGGGTGAGATTCAGAACTTTGAAGAACTACCAGCCAATGGTGGTGCTGAGGGTTTCACAATCAAAGTTGTTGGTGACTCAGTTACTGAAGATGATGACTTCTACCTGACATGGGTACCGTTCAAGAGTTCTGTCAACACAGGTGTGTGGCGGGAAACTGTAGAACCAAACTCCGTGATTGGTCTTGATGAATCCACCATGCCCCACATTCTAGTGAGGGAGGCAGACGGTACATTCACATTCAAGCGTGCTGATTATGGTCAGCGTGTGACAGGGAACGCAGAGAGCAACCCTGCCCCTTCCTTTGTGGGCAAGAAGATTGCCAACCTGTTCTTCTTCAAGAACCGTCTAGGCTACGTTGCGAACGAGCAGGTGGTAATGAGTGAGTCAAGCGAGTTCTTCAACTTCTACCGAAGCACAGTACGTCAGTTGCTGGATAGCGACCCTATCGACATCGCCGTGGCTCACAGCCGGGTAAGTGACATCAAGTGGGCCGTACCACTGTCACGCCGTTTGCTGCTACTGTCCTCACAGACCCAGTTCGCAATTGATGGTAACGAACTGTTGACCCCGAAGACAGCCAACGCGAAAGTCTTGACGGAGTTCGACTGTTCCACCCGGTGTCAACCAAAGATTCTGGGCCGCAACTTGTACTTCCCGTATGAGGCAAGTGGGTTCACCAAGGTGCGTGAGTTCTACATTGATGCTGATGAAGTGGCCGATGCTGCTGACATCACCGCACACGTGGACCGCTACGTTCCCCCTAACGTACACACAATAGCTGAGGCTTCCAACGAAGACTTCATGGCTATGTTGACCAACGACAGGCCAAACGAAATGTACGTCTACAAGTTCTACCTTCAGGGTTCCGAGAAGTTGCAATCCTCTTGGTCAGTCTGGGAGTTCAAGCCTCAGGAGAAACTACTGGGTGCCAACTTCTATTCATCCGAGTTGTACATTGTGACCCAGCGGGACAACCGAATGGTCCTCGAAAAGATGGACTTGCGGGAAGAATCAATCAGCCCAAGCGAACCGTACCGTGTATTGTTGGACTCCAAGTTCACGACCAGTGCCGGGGTCTTCCAGTCCCCAATCACACTGTTCACTGCTCCATACCCAGTCAATGGGTTGCAAGAATACTTCGGTGTTGTGGCTGCTGGTCAGGAAGATGCAGGACTCATCGTTAAGCTGAACGTGACAGGTACCAACCTGCTGTTTGCTGAAGGTGACTACTCCGGTGTTACCATGGTGATTGGTGTTCGCTACAAGTTCCGCTACAAGTTCTCAACCATCTTCGCTCCTAAACCAAGCAACGGTGCACGGCAGGCTGACCAACTGGTTAAGCTCATGCTGAGAAACATGGTAGTGAACTTCAACGAGACTGGTTGGTTCAAAGCATTGGTTACCCCTGAAGCACGGGAGACCTACGAGTACGTGTACTCAGGTAAGACACTTGGAGTGTCGAGCAATATCATCGGGCAAGTGAACCTTGTCGATGGTTCCTTCAAGTTCCCCATTGGGACCAAGAACTTGAATACCGACATCGTGTTGGAAAACGACACGCCATTACCTTCAGTGTTCACAAGTGCCGATTGGGAGGCAACCTATGTTAAAAGGACTCGTGG